TAATTCTTTATTTAAGTTATTTATTATATATTCTTTATTGTTGCCGTTTTCAGACAAACTAGTTTGACTATTTTCAGCAGAATAGTTTGTCTTTTTTTGACAATCCAGTTTGCCGTTTTCAGACAAACTAGATTGCCGATTTTGGAAAACTAGATTTTCAATCATTTCATAGTTGACTTTAAAATATCTTTTGCAGGGAACTCCTTTATTTTTTTGTTCCAATATTTTTAAATCAATTAATTCTTTGATTATCTTATCTTGCTTGTGTCTACCAAGCCCTGTAAGTTCTCCAATTTTTTCAATTGTTTGATAGAACCAACCTTCACTATCTGCTAATCCATCACTAGCTTCAATTAAAATTGTTAGTAAAAAGGCTGATTCTATTCCAAGTTCTTTAACAATTTGTTTATTTAATGTGTAATAGTTACTGGACATCAATAACTGCTTAAATGTTTTTTCTTGCATTTTATCCAGCTCCTTATTTTTTAATAAATTGGTTTTTTAATCAGTGAATATTGCAGAGCAACTTCTTCACAAATTTGTCTTATTTCATATTCTCTAGCTGCTGATAACTGGTCAGCAGTTTCTTTTTTATTTTCTTCAATCATTTCTTGTGTTATCATTTCATTTATTAAATTTGCTAATGCTTTTTCTATTTTTTTTCTATCTTTTATATACATTTAAGCCTCCAATTAATCATTTAAAATATCTTTTAAAGTCCAAATTTCAATGTTCTTTGTGCTTATATATTGCCAAAGAACTTCATCTTCATAGCCATTATCCAATTTATCTTGATATTCTTTTAGAAGCTGTCTTCTCAAATCTTCAAGTTTTTCTACTTTCTTTTCAATATATTCTTTACTTTTCATAATATTATCCTTTCTTTAATTAATTACTTCATCCCTTTATAAAGTTTTTCAAGTTCTTTCATTGCTTCCATTAATTTTGGATGCTTAGAATTTATAATTTTATTACTAATTTCTTCATACCAGCTTTTAGCCATATCTTTATTTATGTAATGGATTCTTTTTATCCCTAATAGATCCATTTGAATTTTTCCACCTATTTCTACCAAGTAAAAAATATATTTAGCTTCTTCATCTTTGAAATACAAGTCTTTTTCCATTTTTAAACTCCTTAAAATCTTTTTTTAATTTCTTCAGCAAAACTTTTATCAATGTTCAAACAGCAAGGTTGAATATTAAATTTTTCTGGAAGAATTGAATATTTAAAATCAATTTCTTTTTTTGCTTCTTCTTCAGACGTAAATGCTGAAAGAATAGTTTTATCAGCATTAGTTATGATATAAATAGTTCTAAAATTTTCAGGTATTTTATCTTTTTTCTTAGGCATTTTTATCGCCTACTTTGATGTTACAAGGATAGCCCATTTTCTTAAGTTCATCCTTAATTTCAATAAATTTTGTGTTTTCTCCATACTTTTGAATTAATTTTTCTAATTCTGATACTCTCATAAATTTTTCCTCCTATTTTTGTTGGAGAAATATAGAAATATCTTGTAATATGATAACAATTGTGTTATAATTATTATCAATAAGGGAGCTAATTATTTTTAATTACTTCTTTGAAAAAAGAAAGAGTACTTTGGTCGGTGGCTCTTTTTTTTATTTTCTTCATAACTTCAAATCATCTTTACATTCATCTAAAAACTTTTTAATTTTCTTACCCAGCAGATACCAAGTAATCAAATAAAGTATTAAATTAGTTAAAAAACAAATAGTTATTAAGAAACAAATAAGTAAAAAACTTTTAATCATTTCACTTCCTTATTTTAAAATTCTATGTATTTCTCCTAAAATTTAAAAATCTTTTTATTAATTTACACAATTTTTAATTGTTATAAGCTAATAATAATATATTTTAAATTGTTTGTCAAGTGTAAAAATTGTTTTAAGCAATTTTTAAATTTTTAAAAAAGTTGTAAAATTGCTTTTAATAGTATATAATCGTATTAAAAGCAATTAAAAATTTAAAAAGGAGGTTTTAATATGATAAAATTTAAAATTCATATTTTAATGGCTGAGAAAAGAATAACTACTACTGTTATGAATAAATATTATTATGGAACAATAGTTAGAATCCCTACTCTTCATATTGACAAATTATGTAAATTATTCAATTGCCAACCAAATGATTTATTTGAGTATATTCCAGATAATGAGAATACAACTCATGAATAATTTAATCTTTCAATAGCACAGCCCACAAGTGTTAAATGCTTGGGGAAGCAGTTTGTGAGCCATACTATTCAAAGATTATTTTTTTATCTCAACTAATAGAGAGTTTGGAGGCAAAATAATGAGTTTATACAGTATAGGATATATATATCCATCAGAATTTTATAAAAAATATACAAAGTTTTCTTCACAAGAAGAAATGATTAAAAAAGCAAAAGAAGAAGGTATTCATATTGAAATAACAGTTGATTACTTTTCTTGCTCAGTTTATGAAAAAAAAGTTAAAAGTGAAGCATATAAAATTACATTAGAAAATATTGATGAAATTCTTAATAACTTTTTTTCAAAATATACAGATTTTTCTTCACAAAAAGAAATGATGAAAAAAGCTGAACAGGAATACCCTTCTTTTATGATTAATGAAATTAATTTAAAATATAAAAATTAGAAAGATTTTCCTGATGTATATAATATTTTAATTCTTTATAAGATTTGTAGTTGATTCTCAAAAATATATAATGCTATGAGATTATTTAATTTTTTTTGAGAAATTTTTTTAGGGATTCTTTTTTCAAATATGAAAGAATTTTGCTTTATTATTTTTGTAATTTTCCCATTAGTTTGAGTATATATAATTAGTTCCCCTTTACTTTCTATTATTAATTTTCCTTCTAATTTTTTTTTTATATTTTTTCTATTTTTTTTATTAATTTTTTTTAAAGACATCACTTTCATTTTTAACCTCATTTTTTTAATACTTTTACACTACTACTTTTAGATTTTTTAATGTATTTTCAGGAATTTTAAGAATACTTTCAACCTGCTTTAAGACATCTTTATTTTTCTTTTTAATGTGATGCCACATTAATTGTCTTGACATATTAAGTTTACTTGCAAGTTGACTAATTTTTATATTTTCTTCAATACATTTAATTTTTATAAACTTCTCAATATCTAAATTATTCACATTTACCTCCTTTTATTTATGTTTACAATCGTAAATACTTACTAAGGTAAATATAAACTATCTATTTACTTTTGTCAACACTTTTTTTAGAAAATCGTTTACTTATGTAAATAAAAATTATAAAATAAAACAAAAAAAGGGAGGTTAAATATGGATGAAAAAATAAAAGAATTAGGAACTTATATTGATAATTTAAGACAAGAAAAAAATTTAGGATTTAATCAATTATCAAAAAAAAGTGGAGTTAATGCGAAAACTTTAAATGAAATAATGTATGGAAAATCAAAAAGAGTAAACCCTGTATATTTAATTCAATTGGCAAAAGCATTAGGAGTTCACTATAAACAATTTTATTGGATTATTGGATATTTACTTCCTGAAGATGATATTGTAAAAAATAAAAAAATAGGGGATTTTAATTTTATTAATACTAAAATTGGGAATAATAATATTATGGTAGGAGGGAATATTTCTAGTTCTACTATTACACAAATAACCGAAAAAAACGAAAAAAATATGTCACTTGATCTAACAAAACTTAATGAAGTTGATGCTGAAAGTATAAGAAATATCTACAATTCATTATTAAAAAAATAACATAGAATAAGGGAGGAGAAAAATGGGTATACATTGTTATGAAAGTGAGATTGGAAATAATAATATTTTTGTTGATGGAGATTATACAGTTAGTCAAAATATTTTACCAAAAGAAAAAATTTTAAATATCTATGAAAATATGTGTAATTATTATTACTTTAAAAATCTTATTACTTATAAACTAAGACTACATAATTTTATTTTAGAAAGTTTACCTTACTATGAATGGACTCCTGAAGAAGAACAAAAATTTTTTATTGTATTAGGTGATACTTCTGAATTTCTAGACGAACAAATTAATTATTATAAAGCAGCTATTGATATTTTTCCAAACTCTATTGATGCTAAAAGGCTTAAATGGGCATATATAAAATGCATAGTTATTAAATTTTTTAGAGAATTATTTCCAGTGAATAATTAAAATAAGATATTAAAATTTTTTTATTAGGAGGGAAAATGAAAAGTTTAGAAGAAATTCAATTAATGTTAAAAGAATGTGGGGCAAAAGATTTTTTTGGAACTAAAAAGGAAGTAAAAGAACTCCCTAATATTATTCAGGATAATGAAGTAATAACTTATGCAACTTCAGGATTTCTAAATAATAATACTTGGTTGATTGTTTCAACAAATAAAAGAGTAATTTTTTTAGATAAAGGAATGATATTTGGATTAAAACAAATTGAAATACCATTGGAAAAAATAAATTCAATAGGACATAAGAAAGGACTAATATTAGGTGACATTGAAATTTGGGATGGAGCTTCAAGAATGAAAATTAAAAATGTTCAAAAAGATACATTAGTACCTTTTGTAAATGCAGTCAATAAAGCTAGAGAAGAATTGAGAAAACCACAAGAAGCTAAAGTATTTCATCAACAAGTTAGCTCTGCAGATGAAATATTAAAATTTAAGTCATTATTAGACCAAGGTGTTATAACTCAAGAAGAATTTAATAAAAAGAAAAAAGAATTGTTAGGATTATAGATTATAATAAATTTTTTAAATAAAAATGGAGAGATAAATTTATCCTCCATTTTTATTTTATCTTTTTTTTATATTGAGTCCGCTTAAATTCTATTATTTAAAAAAAATTATACTCACATTTACAATAGTAAAACTTGCTTTTTTAATAAAAGTATGATATTAATTTAATCAATTTAGATGTACATTGTAAATACTTACTTTGGTAAATGTAATTTGAAAGGAAATTTCATGAACTATGAATATGACTACAATTATCTAATAAAAATAATTTCAAAAGAAAAAATTATATATGAGAATACTGAATATAAAAATATTATTGCTAAGTTTTGTTATTCAGATAAGAGAACATTCAAACAAGGTTATGAGAAACTTTCTAAAAAATATAATGATGAACAATATGAAATTCTTACATATCAAAAAATAAGGAGGA